TGTTTCAAATGGGTGGACAAGAGCTAGACCTTCTCAATACTAGACGTATGCAAGAAGAGTTAGCCAAAATGAATGAGCAGATGAACAATCTGCCTACGTATCAAGCGCCTGCGCCTATTGAAGAGAGTAGCGTACAATCATCGGATTTACCGCCTGTACAGCCTGCTGAACAACCAAAACCTAGCTTTATGCAGCGCATTGGTACTAAGCTAAAAGACCCAGTTTACAGAATGCAATTGGCTGCTGCATTTAATACTATGCGCCTGAATCCAGACCCAAACATATCTTCACGCTACGAGACAATGGCAAAAGAGCAGCGCGCTATAGATCGAGGCAACAAGACTGCACAACAATTACGTGCATCTGGTCGTGGTGATTTAGCTGACATGATTGAGGCTAGCCCAGAAAACGCTACAGCAATTTATTCTGCTTACTTGCAGCAGCAGTTAAAGCCAACAACATCTTATAATCAAAGATCAGGCGCGCAACTAAACCAAGAAATGGGCGTGTCGGCTTTTGACCCAGTTAAAATGTACAACGTAGATAGCACTGGAAAGGTTACGAGTATTGGCGGTGATGCGCCTGTAACTAATATAGACTTAGGCAAAGAGACTGGCGTTGATGAAGTTAACAAAAGTGTCGCTAAAGAATACACAACATGGCTAGGCGGTGGCTCTGCGGATGCAACTAAGAACGTAGCGCAAATCTCTAATGCTATTAATATGCTGCAAAGCGGTGATGTTACAACTGGCGTTAAATCAGGACTGATCGCACGCTCAGGACTAGGCGCATTCTTAGACCCAGAAGGCACAGGATTAAGAGAGCAAGTCGAAGAAGTGGTGCAGCGTAATTTACGAGTAGTGTTAGGCGCGCAGTTTACTGAAAAAGAAGGTGAGCGCTTGATTAATAGAGCCTATAACCCTTCTCTAAATACGCAACAAAACTTGAAAAAACTAAACGCATTGTTCACGCAAATGCAAACAGCCTTAGACCAAAAGAACGCTATGATGCAGTATTTCCAAAAAAATAACTTCAACATCTTAGGGTATCAAGGAAACATTCCGACCATTACTGATTTCGATCGTGCGTTGGATGCAGTAAATGCACCACAAGTTGGTAGTGTAATAAATAGGTATAGATATTTAGGCGGTGACCCTGCATTAGAATCTAGCTACGAAAAGGTAAACTAAATGCCAACATTCCCGTGGGAAAAATTCAAAGCTGGTGAAGACCTAAGCCCAGAAGCACTAATAGCAGAAAGCGTGCAAGCTCCTGTTGCAGCAGAGCCTGACAGTCAACTTTTCCGAACAGCAGCGCAAGGTTTAACTTTTCGCTTTGCAGACGAGGTAGAGGCTGTTGTTAGGTCTGCATTTTCTGATCGCAAGTATGATGAGGTGCGTGACGAAATTAGGCAAAAACTTACGGATTACAAGATTAGCAACCCTGCTGCTGCACTGACTGCTGAAACAGTAGGCGCAATTATTCCAAGTATCGCAATGATGGCAACAGGTTACGGCTCTCCAGTAGGGGCTGCTAACTTAAAAAGAACATTTGGCAACATTGCAGCGCAATCAGCAGCTACAGCTGTTGGAGAAACAGAAGACCTATCAGACATTGCTGGCATTGGAACTTCAACAGGTTTTGGCACGGCAGGCGGCATATTGTTTGAAGGTGCAGCTAGGGGAACTGGAAAGCTATTGTCTCCACTTATCAATTTTGTGAGGAAGAAGTTTGGAGATAGGGCTGATACGGCTGTGCAAGCTGAATTGCAGCGTCTTGTTGAGTCAACAGGATTAACTGTTGATGAGGTCATTTCTGGCGTAGCAGATGGCTCAGTTATAGCTGACAACCTAACGCTTGTTAACGCAGTAAAGTCTATGGTTAATGAAGGCGGTGACGTAGCTGCTGATATAATTGCTCGATCAGGTACTAGAAGAGCATCAACAGGGCAGGCAGCACAGCAACAGTTAGAAGGCGCGCTAGCTCCACAGAGTAGCGATCCTAACGTAATTAGAGCTTTCAGAGAGTCAGAAGAGCGATTAAAAAAACAGCAAGCAGAAGCGTATTCTGAGGCGTTTGAGCAGGCTGGCGATGTCCCAGTAGAGCTAGCTGAGCAAATGCAAAATATACTGCAAAGAATGCCACAAGCGCGCGCAGGGCTAGAAGAGATATATCAAGCTGACAATATAGTGCCTTTGTTCAGAACAGATGCAGCTGGAGCTATTACGTTGGCTCGCAGACCTACTATCAAAGATGCAGAAATATTACGCAGAACACTTAGCGACATAAAATCTGGCAAGTTTAGAGAAGGTCAGGGGACTATGGGCGAAGTAGTTGGTGGCATGGAAAGAACGCTAAGAGGCGGTATAGATGAAGCATCGCCACAAGTAGGTTCAGTAAGAGCAGATTATGCAGCCAGAATGTCTGCTAGAGACGCATTTGAAGAGGGTAGAAAAGCTCTTAACAAGAATGTTGATGAGTTGCAGATATTTGTTGATGGTCTAAACCCACAACAGTTAGAAGCATTTAGAGCTGGCACAATGGCAGCTATTAGAGACCGAGCGAGAAGGTTAAGGACAACAGTAAGAAAGCTAGCCGATGAGGATACGCAAATTGGTGCAGCATTGAGAGTGGTTTTGCCTGAAAATCAAGCGCAGTCTGTAACTGGCGCATTGCGTAGAGCAGCAGATGCAGACATAGTGGCTGAAAAGGTGCAGCCTACAGCTGGATCGCCAACCGCACAGTTAATGAGAGAGCAAGAGCTACGTGGATCACGACCCTCAGCTGAAGATAGCTTTAGAATGAGTCAGGGCGACCCATTCGCATTTATTAAAACACTAAAAAATGCAATTCCAAGCGGTAAGGGTTTAGATCAAGGTCAAATGCTTGAAGTAGTAAAAATTCTTTACTCAGAAAGCCCAGAGCTGGTTGAGAGAGCGTTAAAAGACAACACAGTACAAGGTGAGCTACTACGTGCAGCAGAGCGCGTGGCACGTACATTGGCGACAGGTGGCAGGACTGCTACAATACAGCAATCAGCACAATAGGAATAGAAGATGGAAGCTAAGCCGTTAACAGAACAAGATATCCAGTCTATTGCTCAATCAGCAGTAGAGAACTGCGTTAGTTTTGTAGAGTCAGAGATTGCTCCATCAAGAATCAAGGCGCAACGCTACTATGAAGGTGAGGTAGATATTGGCGAGGAAGAGGGTCGATCTACTGTTGTAGCCACTAAGGTGCGTGATTCTATCCGAAACATGAAGCCTAGCCTGATGCGTGTATTCTTGCAGTCAGATCGTGCTGTAGAGTTTGTTCCTAACAAGCCAGATCAAATACGTTTTGCCGAACAAGCGACAAAATACGTTAACTACAAGTTTGAAGAGCTAAACGGCTATACAGTGCTAGCTGATGCTATTCACGATGCCATGCTAAAGAAAACAGGCATAGTTAAAGCGTATTACGACACTACAGAAGAGGGTGAAATCTACACCTTTAACAACCTGAACGATATGGAATTTACTGCTATTGTTAATGACGATGGCATTGAGGTTGTAGAGCATACAACTACGTATGAGATGGAAATAGATCAAATGGGCATGGAAGTTGAAGCGCCACGCCATGATCTAAAGGTAATGAAGACTAGTGAAATGGGCGATCTTAAAATTGAGAGCGTGCCACCTGAAGAGTTTTATGTAGATGCGTCTGCACGTAGTATTGATGATGCCTATGCGGTATGCCATAGAACAGATATGCGTGTTGGCGACCTAGTTGAGATGGGCTACGACTTTGAAGAGGTAGTAGAGCTAGGCAACATGGATGACAGTGGCTCGTTTGCTGATTTAGAGGATTTCGAGCGTACTGGTTACGTTGATACCTTCGATGATGACGAGCAAGACCTTAGTATGCGTAAAGTAATGGTCACTGAACTATACATTAGAATGGATGTTGAAGGCGTGGGTATTCCGCAGCTACATCGTTTATTGTTAGGTGGTGACAGCTACGAGGTGCTAGACATTGAGCAGTACGGACACCTGCCATTTGCAGTGTTTGAAGTAGAGCCAGAGCCACATACGTTCTACGGCACTAGTATTGCTGACCTCATCATGAATGATCAAGATAGCGCTACAGCGTTGCTAAGAGGCGTATTAGATAACATCGCATTAACTAACAACCCTAGAACAGAGATTTTAGATGGCGCAGTCAATATTGACGATGTGCTTAACAATGAAATTGGTGGTGTAGTAAGGGTGAAGCAGGCAGGGTCTATACAACCTTTGGCTGT